CATCGGCTGCTCACGCGCGGTGACACCGTCTGCCATAATGTCATAAAGTGCCCTTCCATTCTTCCACTGGTGGATCTCATCCATGAGACATCCATGAACATTCAGACCATCCATGGTGTCCGAATCAGAAGCTAACGGTTTAAAGGAACCTTCATTGAAGTCTTCTGACGAAAGCTCCGATACTAATGGCTTAATCCGCTTCAGTAAAGACGGACTTTTCTTTACCATTCGCTTTGACTCCTGCCAGATGATCTTGGCCTGATCCCTCTTAGTTGCCACTGCATATATTTCCGGTCCCGGCTCTCCATCTCCAACAAGCAGATAAAGACCTACCCCGGATGCAATCAGAGATTTTCCATTCTTCTTTCCTACAATCAGGACAACTTCTCTGTATTTTCGCAAACCATTTATATCCACAAAGCCAAACGCTGCGGCCAGCATTGCCTTCTCCCACAGTTCCAGGACAACTCTCTTTCCACCCTGTTTTCCCTTGGAATGTCTGCAATAATTTTCAAAGAATTCAATAATATGGTTTGCTCTTTTACTCGAATAAAAGTACTCTCCCGGATGATCCAGATCGTAAATCAGCTTTTTATACTGCAGATATACTTTTCTGCTAACTACCTCTTCCCCGGACTCTATTTTTTTCCAGTAGTTACGAATTGGATTGTAATCATCCGGATATTTCACCCATTTCATTCATCATCCCGCTGCCAGACGAAATCATCAAAGCCGTCATCGTCTGATCCTGTCTTTGGCATGGTCTTAGGCAGGCAGTCCAGTAAAATCTTCATGGCCTGCGTGCTTTTCTGGGACAGCTGCAGATATGTTTGCGCATCCGGGCTCTGCTTCTCTCCCCATTGGTCTTTTCCGTTCTGGTATTCAATGGTTACCCCGTTTTCGATGATCGATTCCCGCAAATCTTCCATCGTAATATTCATGAATGCAATATCATGAATTGTAGAAATTACCAGGTTTTTCTTATTCGGATCAATGTCTTTGAAGATCTTTTTAAGGCGGGTTATTTCGCTCTTGATCCTCTTTTGTTTTTTCAGATAATCCGCATTTTCAGCGGCTTCTTCTACTTCTTTTATCTTCTTCCGGTCTGCCATAACCACACCCCCCTAATGCGCGACCTGTGTTTTAAACGAATCTGGGCTGTCGGTCTTTTCAATTCAAATCACCATAGTCTCTTACGGGGGGAGTCTACGTCCCGCAAGCTGATCGGCTGCCCAGTATCATCAAAGATGCAAAGCGGTTTTACTCTGCCATGCCCTACTCCATGACCTTCATATTGATCATGACACGCCTTGCACACATACATCATGTTCCTATGGTTCAATGCGATCTCCGCATCGTGTATGTTATCTTCTGTCAGCGTGATCTTGTGATGCACTATATAACCCTGCTCCTGGTGGCACTCCATACACACACCTCCATCAATTCTCAATCGTTCCTGAATGAAGGAGTCCCGACACCTTTTCCACGCTTTGGAATTGTAAAATGTTTTTGCAAATTCTTTTGCCATTTTCGCATAATAAAAGGGCTGAACCGAACAGGTTAAGCCCTTCATTCCCTCGTTTTCAATTTATCACACTACCAATATAGCACAGTCAATGACGCGAAATCGTGCCATCTTTATTCTATCTTTCCTATGTACCTTCCAACACGTTCAATCATCCGATACACGATTCTCTTCATCTGTCTCTCTGAATATCCTGTGTTTCCCATTTTCAAGTATGGTATCTTCTTCGCTTTATTGGACCAGAAGCGTGCCTTGATAATTCTCTGTTCCGTCTCTGTCAGAGAATTGTATGCCATCTCCACTCCCTCAACCTCTTTCTTCAGTTGCTTATAGTATTCTGACGTAGCCAGCTTTAATGCCTTTGCTTCCGTACATGACTGCGGCTTAGTATAGTCCTCCTGCATCTCCCCGGCAAATTCCGGCTTACAACTGGCTTCTACGATCTCTCTCGTATAATCCTCCAGCTTTCTCTTGTTTTCCGGATACATCTGAATCACAATCTCAATCGTTCTCCAGATCTTGTTATTCACTCTTGAATACATAACATCCTCCTTCTCATCAAACACTCGCAACGTATTTATTAAAAATGTCTACCGTATGCTGCTTTCCCATGTATGTATAGAATCTTCCGGCTGTACTGCGCTCTTTATGTCCCAGATACTCCCCGGCATCGTGAACGGATCCCCCGCGCCGGATCACGTTCGTTGCGGTGGTCTTTCGGAACAAATGAGGATATACCCTGCGTTCCATACCGGCACGCTCCCGGATCACTCCAATGGAATTTCGGATACTGGCTCTTGCAAGACCTTTGTGAACATCCCCACGATCACAGGTAAATAACGGCTCTGTGCTCCCGAATGATACCTGTTTGCTTTCCACATACTCGGTCAGATACTTCATTGCCACACTGTCAAGACATGCAGTACGATATTTCCGCCCCTTTTCTCCATAGACATTCACTTCCCCGGATCTCCAGTCCACATCACAGACACGTACCTGCTCCGCTTCTCCCACCCGAACCGCTGTTGATCGAAGGAACTCGATTAATGCCCGGTCTCTCGGAGTACGACATCCAGTCTTAAGCTGTTCCATTTCTTCCGGTTCCATATGATCAATCGGCTTCTCGATGATCTTATACGGTTCGATCTCATCACATGGATTTTCTACAATCAGGTGACTCTTGCGCATCCATGTGAAGAAAGCAGACAGACATCTGCGCTGACCGTCAAGTGATACCTCCGTATTATCCTTTCTGATCGAAGCAAGGTAAAGTTCCACATCCATGCTGGTTACTTTTATGAACGGCTTATGGCAAAACTCCGTAAAATGTCTCAAGACATCCCCATACCTCGCAACCGTCTTGGCTGATAGTTTCGGTGCTTTCTTTACCTGAAACAGCTCCCATACATAAGCGTTGCTGTCTTCTATGGTTGCCGGAAGTGTTTCCAACACTACCACCTCGACTGCTGCCAGCTCGCCTGATAAAACTTCGCCGAGAATATCCATAGTCTGGCCGTTAACATGGTTTCTCATTTTTACTAATACGTTGTTTTTTAACTGTTCTTTTGCTGTCATATCGGTTTCCTCCACAATTTCTTGCTTAAGAACTCCGTATGTGCTATACTGTTCTTAAGCATAAAGCGGTAGATGTTACTTTGGTCGGTAGGTCTACCGCTATTTTCTTGTTACAGATCATTGACAAATTTTCCCATCAATGATATTATTGATTCATCCCAAACAAGCTTTCTGTTCTGTGGTTTCGTCCCGACAGGACGCTTTGTTACTTTTCATTCTCAGACAATGAATTGAGTTTATTAATTATCAGATCAATCCTTTCATCTATTTCCAATACCACATCAACCAATGCTTGCATCTGATATAGCTCCATGGTATTAGTCTCTTGTTCTGAGAATCTTCTTAGTATTTCTATCTTTGTTTTATTCATACCGTTTCTCCACTAAATTTCAGTTTATCTTTCAAAGAATGGTTCTAACTCTCTCTCAAATTCTTTCTTTTCAAAAGCTCCGTTTCTTCTTCCAATAAATTTTCAGCTTATAAAGCCATCTGCATTAAATATTATTTCTCCACGTATTACTCTGCCGTTTTTCGTATTCATACCACTTAACTTGCGTAGACACGACATATTATCCAATATCTTGAGATAATCTGCGTTACCTTTCAACAGAAACAAGATTTCTACCCTTGGACATCCTAATGCAAAACTTTTAATCCCTGTATTAACTTTTGCATTAGGAATATTCTTGCTGCAGAACTCCTCTGCCCTTTTATACAACTCGTCCCAATTATAATCTTCTATGCTCATAAAAACTCTCCATTAAACTTTAATCAGTTTCAGTTTAAATCACTTTTCAACTTGGCTTCGGCTTCCGCTCTGGTAAGGAATATCCTTTCGCCAATGTCGCACGGTAAATAGCAACTCTCACCCATATCAGCGTCATTTATAGCATCAATTCTCATAACAGTTCTGTCTTTATGAATCTGCTTGATATATAACTGGATAACGCGCATCATAATAACTGGCTCTTTCGCTCCTTTATTTACTCGATACAAAGTATCTCCTATCTTGCATGGCAACCGCAGGAGCAATCCCTGCTCCTCATCATCTTCGTAGGAAGCAAGTTTTTTATAATATGGCAGATCATCAATGTCTTTAACCGGATGCACATTCCAAGGATAACCCTCGCATTTATCTTTCCAATCTTTTTCTGTCAGTCTCTTCATCTCGGATTCCTCCTAAACTTTAATCTCTTCATTGCTTGTGCAATATTTACACTTTTTACAGGGTTCACAAGGCTCATCATCAATTTCACTTCTTGAAAAACCCATACAAAGACCGTTACCGTCTCGCCCTGGTTCTCCCCATTTTTTTATAATTCCGCAGTTCTCTGGTGTTCTTTTTGACATTATCTGTTACTCCTTTAAACTTTAATTTACTTCCGGTTTTTCACACCGTTCGAATGATACCACCCAAACAAATGGGTTCGCATCCCAACCATAGCGGTCAAGATCGGATTTCTTAATGGTGCTGTTCCAAATTTCTTTGAAATGCTCCAAATTTGGCCATTTATCCACAGCGTAATCAAATGGATAATCTGGCTGTGCTCCTTCTTGCTCGGCGTCTTTATCCGTGATCTTCTGCAACCGCTCCACTCTCACATCCGTAACCTTAAGCCAGATCCGGGCAGCTTCTTTCGGCATGTGGATTGAAGGATGCCAATTACCACGCCATCCTTCCGGTCGCAAATCCCCGTCCACTTTGTAATAATAAACAGAGTGACCGCGCATATGACCGGCTTCATTAACTGGAAGCGCACACCACGTTTCCCGGACATACAGGATATCCCCCAGCTGATACGGTGGCAGACACAACTTACTTATAATCTGTTTATCCTCTACCTCTGGATGCTCCATGTGATAAGGACTATTTAGTATCGCATCAACATTATGTTTTATCACTCTTCTGGTGCAACTCTTTCTCCCATCCAGAATTGCCCGAACCATTTCTGTATTGAATAAAATCGGTAATACTCTCATGTGATCCTCCTTTAATTTACTTCTGGCATATGATCTCCACACCGTATCATGCTTAACGGATACGGGCAGTTGCTACATTCACAATCAGCAGCGCAATCTTCATTCTGACAATGCTTTTTGATAACCTCTACTGCTTTCTGAAAGTCTTCTGGCATATTTTTGTAGTAGTTCTCATACATCGATTTTTCCTCTTTTAATTTACTGCTTCCAGAAGAAACTGCTTTTCTTCCAATCTTTCATAAATCGTCTGACCGGTCTGTGTCTCAATATATGGCAGGAAGATCTCTTCGAACCTCACCATATGAATATCCAGTAATGCCATCTGTGCTTCTACCCAGTCTTTCAGAATACGCCATGCCACACGCTCTGCCTGATCTCTGGTATCTTTGATATTGCTTCGGGGACTATTTTTCTTTTCCCTCTTAAGGACTTCCAGACACTCATCCACTTTTACCGGAAGTCGTACCGGGATCTGCTGCATTCCAGTATCAATCAGAAATGACAGACCGGTGATACTTTCGCCATCGTAATTCTTCATAATGCTTTTGGCTTTATGCTTCATCAGAATATATTCGATTTCTGATACCGTCTTAAAGCTATCAACTGTTGTGGTGTAATTTAATATAGCCATAACTTTCCTCCTTTAATTTAATTTGCTCTCTACTTCACAAGATCTTCTATAAAAAACGAAATCCCTTCCATTTTCCCTGTCTCGATATACTTTCTGGTATCAAAGAAGAAGAGTTTCCCACCCGCATCCGTTGTTACAGCCATGCTCACGTTATTTGATACTAATGTGTTCTTCAAAAGTGACAGTACCGCCGTGATCTCC